TTCCTGTTGGTGTTTGTATCTTAACAAGAACCGTAACAGACGGAACAACTGAGGCGATAACTTTAGTTAATAAAGGTAAAATTGCAGAAAGTAAATTAAACTTTCTTTCAACCGAAACCTTAGCTACTTTAATAGGTGCGGCAAATAACCAGCGTTCTTATAGAGATTATTTAAACGACCTTGGTCTTATATTACTGACTTCTAACGAACTAACAAATATTTAAGAAATGGCGATTCCAAGAGAAACAGCATTAGGGATATTTTCAACTACAATGTTGAAAAGCTTCAAAGAACTTATCCCATCTCCAAATTTCTTAACATCATTTTTTACTGTTAAAACATCAACAGCTAAACAAATAGGTGTAGAAATAGAAAGAGGAAACGAAATGATAGCCGTTCAATCCCTTAGAGGAACAAACGGAAATCTTAATACCAGTTCATTATGGGCAGGTAAGTATTATGTACCACCATTTTTTAATGAATTTGGTAATGCAACGGCGTTAGACCGTTACGATAGGACACCATTTGTTGGTAATGATTATACTGCCGAAACAATTGGTTTATTCGGTACTGATGTTGCGCAGATGCAATTGAAAAATCGTGCTAAGATTGAAAGAGCAAAAGAATTAATGGCAGCGGATGTATTTCAGACTGGTGTTATTTCTATTAAAAATGGTGATAGCATTAATTATGGTAGAAAAGCTACTTCAATGGTTGATTTAGGTGGTGCAGGTTACTGGGGAAATACAGACGCAGCAATTGAATCACAATTAATCACAGCAGCTGAGTTTATTCGTAGACAAGGTAAAAATGGAACACCTGAATTTAATTTAGTTTTATCAGGTGCTGCATACACTGCGTTAAAAGGTAGTGATTATTTTGCAAAGTATGCGAATTTTCAAAATGTTCAATTAATTGATGTTATGCAACCACAAGCAAAAGCATTTTCCGCAGCATATCACGGAAAAATAACTGCAGGAGCTTACAAATTTAACATTTGGTCGTATGACGAGGTTTACCAAGATTCAGATGAAGTTTATCACCGTTATTTAGATGAAGACACTGCTTTCATAACTCCTGTTTCAGGAACAAGATTTGAAATGTCGCACGCGGGAGTTCCTGCAATAATGCGAGACAAATCGAAAGCAGAATTTGGTAAATTTATCGCTCAGGTAGCTGGTGAATATTGGATGTATGATAGGGTAGATGAAGCGAATTTCGCTCATGAGTTTGGTGTAATGTCTGCACCACTTGCAATCCCTGTTACGGTAGACATGATTTACACAATGACAGTTCTTGGAACAGGAAATCCAGAAATTGGTTAAAAATTAGAAATATGAAAAAGTTTTTAGGAATATTATTGATAATGGTTTTGAGCTTCACTATATGTGAGGCACAAAATCAAACAGTAGATAAGCAGATGAAGTATGCAGATACTTATCTGAATTATACGGGTGTAGCATCGGATACTATAGGTACTGATAGTACATGGACATATACTGTTAGAAAAAAAACGGATGCGAGATTATTTCCATATATGTATATGGAAATTGATTCAATAAGTGGAACAGCCGCGGATGTCTACATAATTAGGCAGGGCAAAGTAACACCATCAGAATCATACACTAATATCGATACCGTAACATGGACAGTAACAACATCAGACACGACTTTGAAGTTTGACGATAGTACTGCCAGAAAATTTCAATACACGAGGTATTTAGTCAAGGGTTCGGCTTCTACATTTAAAGCTGAGATTCAAAAACTAGAATTGTTATACTTAAAATATTAGTATCATGATAAAAGTATTCAAATTAAAGAGCTCTAATGTACATATTTTTAACAAAATATTTTACAAGAGAGATAATCCGACATTCAGTTCTAAGACTATGCCTTTGGCTACGTTGGAAGTAGCTGAAAAAGCAGGGTTTTTGGAATTAGATTCTAAGTTGTCTAAAGAGGCGACTAAGAAATTTAATACAACTGCAAAAGGCAAAGCACTAGCCGATGAAGCTGCAAAAGTTGCCGCCGATGAAGCTGCAAAAGTTGCCGCTGATGAAGCTGCAAAAGTTGCTGATTGCGAATTTCCAGAAGATATGCCAGCACGACAATTGTTAATTGATAATAAAATTACTACTTTTGAGCAATTAAAAGGAGTAAACGATTTAACAACTATCAAGGGCATCGGCGGAGCTACTGCAAAAGAAATCATTGATTTTATAGCAGAATAAAATGGGTACTATTAAGGATATGGCGATAAGAGATTGTAAGAGGTTTTCTCAGGGCGGATTTAGTTCTGAGATACTTTTTATCACAGAAGAAATATCGGTTTTAGGCTTAACAAGTAAACATCATTTAAGTATCGATTCATATACTGGAGCTTCTGTTAGCTCATTAAATGCGCATATAACAATAAATGAGCAAGTAATGACAGCGGCAGGAATAACAACAAGAGATTTAAACGATAAATTTATTCTAAAAGGAAAAAAAGTTAGTTGGACAGATGCAGCGGATAAGACGGTTGTATATGTGATAAATGAAGTATTTCCTTCTGAAACATTTGGATTAATAGTAATGAATGTAGGTATATGGCACTCATAACAAATCAAATAACAGCAAGAAATTTTGAACTTATCCGAGATAAGATAGGTGTAATTCTTGCATTAGAATTAGCAGCTCAAACATATACTGCGGATTTGAAAGCTATTTGGGGAGAAAGAAAAGTGCCATTTACACCGGTTGAATTATCTTGTGTTAATATTTCGTATGGTGGTACTAATTTTGACAATGCCAATACATCATATAAAAGAGGTACGAACATCTATTATATAGATGTGTATGTATCAGAGCCATCAACTAACAGCGCACAAGGCGATGTTTTAGGCGCTTTAAAAGCTGAACGAATTGCTGGTATAATTGATTATATTTTATCTAGTCCATATTATCAGACATTAGGATTTGCACCCGGATTTATTGCTCATACAATAGTTGAGAGTATTTCAATGAGTGGAATGACTTCGCAGGACGCATATGAGAATATTGGAGCAAGATTACAGTTTCAAGTCGTAGCAGGTGAAGATACGGCACAAATTGCACCAACAGACGTGGCGGGTATTGATACTGAAGTAAACATTGAAGAGACCGATTTTGGTCATTTATACACAATAAATAATAATTAAAAATTATGGCTATAAGCACAGCAATAGGATTAGAGCGTATTTCAAGAGTAGTTGGTTATAAGTTAAATCCAGCTAATTTCTCAACTGATACGCCTTATTTACCTATAAGAATTGCCATGCTAGGAGAAGCTAATACAGCTAACCAAGCGACTATAACAAAAGACGAGCCATTTGAATTTATTTCAGCCGATGAGGTTGCTGATGAATTTGGATATGGAAGTCCTTTGCATATCATGGCACGAATTTTAAGACCTGTCTCAGGAAGTTTATTAGGTGGAATACCTACTATAATTTACCCACAGGAGTCGGCAGTCGGAGCAACTGCGGCAGTTTTAAAAATGGGAGTTGCCGTTGCAACCACAGTCACAGAAAATGTCACTCATGAGTTGATAATTAACGGTAGAAATAACATTGATGGAAAAAGATATTCCTATTCACTCATTAAAGGTGAAAATCAAGCACAAGTAACAGCGAAAATAATTGCAGCAGTAAATGCAGTAATTGCGGCACCTGTAACAGCCGCATCAGCGACGTTGAATATTGATTTTACTAGCAAGTGGGAAGGAGCAACAGCCATATTAGATATTGAAGTAAATACTAACAATACAGCTGCTGGTGTTATATATTCAGAAGTTTCAAATACAGCCGGCGCAACCGCTGTAACACTAACAGATACACTTGAAAATTTTGGAGAAAATTGGAATAATATAGTTATTAATCCTTATTCTGACCAACTAGCAGTATTAGAAGCATTCAACGGTAAACCAGACCCTGATAATCCAACAGGTAGATTTGCACCGGAGTCGTTCACTCCATTCGTTGCATTATTTGGCTCATTATTATCTGATAAAGATGATATCGTTGCTATTACCAACGCAACTGCAAGAAAAACTCAAGTAACTAATATTTTATGTCCAGCCCCAAATTCAAAAGGATTTGCATTTGAAGCGGCTGCAAATATGACAGCAAGTTATGCAGCAATAGCACAAAATTCACCACACATTGACAACTCTGGAAAATATTACCCAGATATGCCAGTGCCAAGTGACGAATTAATTGGTGACTTTAGCGATTATGATGCTAGGGATTTCATGGTTAAAAAAGGCTCATCAACTGTAAATATCACAAATGGTTTATTTACAATTCAAGATTTTATCACAACATATGTTCCTGATGGAGTAGCTGTTCCGAAATTTAGATTTGTTAAAGACCTTATCATTGATTTCAACATGGAATTTGCATGGAGAATAATTATGGAACGTGATATACAGGATAAGACAATTATTGCAGCTGGTTCAGTTACCACAGTTACAAATACTATATCAACAAGTCAAGTCAAACAACTTATTAGCAGTCATATTGATTTAGCTGTAAGTCGGGCGCTAATTGTTGATGATGCTTTTTCAAAGGCAAGTATTCAGGTTGGAATAAATACAGACAATCCAGCAAGATTAGATATCTTTTTTAGATATAAACGAAGTTCAACTGCTCACATCGTTTCAAGTGATGTTGAAGTAGATTTTAATTATACAACTTAAAATTTAGAAATTATGGGATTCACAGGTGGTGACGTAAAGTCAATATCATACAACCATCCAACTTTGGGCAGCGGAACGCTGTACCCGAAGGCTGGAGAAGACGGCACATTAGATAGAGGCGGATATACATCTGCTGATGATGATGCTAATATCACAGGAACAGGGCAAATGATTGATATTATCACAAGAAAAAGAGGTTCTTTTGAAATTCTTTGTGTTTGGGATAATGTTGATATCAAAGAACTTGATACAATCAATGACATGGCTGGAAGTCCTGTTTTAGGTGACTGGACTGTAGAACATATCAGCGGTGCTGTATGGGGTGGAAAAGGCAAGCCAGTTGGTGATGTAAAAGGCTCAACGGGTGCGAGTACTTTTAATTTAAAATTAGCATTTGAAGGAAAAATAAATAATTTATAAAAATTTGATGGCATGAATAAAGTAGACAGAGAATCCGCAATAAGCGAGATTAATAAATGGATTGATGAAATAGGATATGAAGATGGTCATATTGAAAGTGAACCAACATTAACAGATGAAATGTTAATTAAGTCAGTGATGTCTGGTGAGGTAGTTTTTGATGAAAGTGGTCAATTAGTTGTAAAGCTTAAGCATCCTATTGAATCAAAAGAGGGTGACCCATTGCATACGGAATTAACATTCAAACATACTGTCGCAGTATTTGAGTATAATAACGCCGTAAAAGGTGTAAAGGCTGATGATGCAGATGGTAGAATGTTAGCAACTATTGCAGTTTTTACTAATGTAGCAACAAGTAGGATAAATCGTTTATCGACTAAATCTTACCGCGTATTACAAGTAATAGCCGGGTACCTTTTGTAAGTACGGACTTTGATAATGCCATCAAATCAATTGCTCGGGTGTTCAAGTGGACACCCGTAGTGATAGGCAAATTAAATATCAACGGTAATGATTATCAGAGTCTTATATATTGGTACAAAGATGCAAGAAAATACGTTGAAGAAATAAATAAGAGCGGAGGAGCTATATAGATGCAACCATTAATAATACCTAGCAAGTTTACGGCAGTTGATAAATTTTCGCCAGTTATGCGCAAAATGACTGCGTCTACGTCGAAATTTACGACTAAAGCACGAGCAGGATTTGAAATGGTTGCTATTGCGGAGCGAAAAGTCCGTATGGGAATGAAAAAAACCATGAGTAAATTAGGTACTTATGGTAAGATGGCGGCTGGATTTGGTGGCATGATGTTGATTAGTC